CTCACTTTGTAACAAAGAACTGCACAGATGAGCTGCGTATAGTAATCAGCATGAATTTTAAATTAAAAGGTTGACACATAACATATAGTATGCTATGTTAATACTAAGCGCAAGTAGTGGGAGGTACCGGCGCTGCCAACAGTGATAGAAAGGATAATTATCATGAACACTACTACTAAAAATACTTTGATTGAAGCAGTGAAGATTGTTTCAAAATTAATCGGTACAGCCGTTGCTGCTCTTGTGCTGTGGTATCTTATAAGTTTAGGATATACAGCATATGGATTTAGCGATGTTGGTGCAGAAGCACTAGCATGGGCAACCATCTTTGTACCGTTTATAGTATATGGCTTCTTTAGTATCGTTTGGGGACAAGCAAAACATAATGTTTGGAAACGTGAAAACGAACTAGAATAAAAGGTTGACAGCTCACTAAACTCCTGCTATACTGTATAGACAGTAACAAAAGCAGGAGTTTTTTTATGACAATGTCTATGGTAGGTCCCGGCCTAACTACAACATCTTATAAGAAGCGCAAACAAAAGACACGTACTAAGAATCAACAACTAGCATTTGAACAGCAACACCGCGAGTACAATAAAAGTATGAAGCGTATGGGCTGTCATAATCAGATGATGAGCTTAGAAGACTACGACTTGTATGTACGAGGCCTTTATAAGCCTAAAGCAAAGAAGAGCGAAACATACACTCCAACCAACAGCTATCGTAGACAAACACCTGACATTCCAAGTCTAGGTAATGGTGTGGGTGTAGCAACAGTTAAAGAGCAAATGAAATATTCAGGCGAACGGCAGTTGTTGGGAATTGCAACGATGCATAAATCAAACATGGTTCCCGTCTTCGCAGATCAAAAAGAGCAGGCAAAGGAAATTGCCAGCATGCGCCGCTAATCAAAGGAAATACAATGAAAACTTTTATTACAGCATTTTTTATGCTACTGGGAATCGTTAGCTGCGCAACTGCGACACAAGCAAAAGGATTGTTTACAGCAGATGACAAACCTGAAATGTGGTGTCTGGCACTAAACATCTATTATGAAGCACGTTCAAGCAATCGAGCAGATCGTATGGCAGTTGCAGATGTAGTATTGAATCGTGTTAATCATACATATTATCCCAATACAGTGTGTGATGTAGTACAACAAGGCAAACAGTATGCAGACGGACGTATGGTACGTAATCGTTGTCAGTTCAGTTGGTACTGCGACGGTAAGAGTGATTGGCCTACTAATATGGATGCTTGGGTAGAAGCACAACAGATTGCATACAATATGCTAGTACACAGCGATGCTCGCGGCATTACAGAAGGCGCTACCCACTATCATGCAACATACGTAAGCCCTCAGTGGGCACGAGACTTTGCACTAGTTGGACGCATTGGCGAACACATTTTTTACCGTTGGGAATAATACTAACGCTTAATTCACCAGCCAATACAGGTTAAATAGTATATGATATTTGGAATACTTACATTAATCACAGCATTGTGTATCAGTGCTGTAGCAATATACTACTCTGTCGCGGGGTTGGTTGCAATCTTCGCGGCAGCAGCACTGCCTATTATGATTATGGGCGGCACATTAGAAATAGCAAAGCTTGTTACAGCAGTATGGTTACACAAGTACTGGAGTCGTGCTACATGGTGGCTTAAAACGTATCTAAGCGTGTCTGTGGTGGTGCTTATGTTTATTACAAGCATGGGCATTTTTGGTTTCTTATCTAAAGCACACATTGAACAAACTAGTGCAAGTGAAGAAAGTGTTGCTAGAGTAGAAAGTATTACAAGCGAAATAGCAAGACAGAACGCTATTGTTACTCGTGCTAACACACGTATTGCACAATTAGAAAACAGTGAAACTGGTGCAGACGCAACTATACAAGCACAGATTGACAAGGAACAAACTCGTATTGATCTAGCTTTTGAACGTATACAGCCTGCTATTGCACAGCAAAATCAAACTATTGCAGATGCAAGGCAAGGTGATACAACACGCACTAAGCCATACGAAGATCAACTTGAAAGTATTACAGCAGAGATCTTGAGATTAGAATCTAGTGCAAGAGAGTACGAAACTAAAATTAGTGAACTATCAATTGACGCAAGTGGAGTACAACCTTTACTAGAACAAATAACTGCACTAGAAGAGGAGATTATTCGTGTCACAAACCAACTTAATTCAAAAGAACAAGGACAAATTAGAGCAGGACAAGCCATTATCGGCGTTACAAGTGATGGACTTTTTGGCGGCAATACTCGTACTGCTCTCGCTACCTGGGTTAGTGGGCAGCGTGATCGAATTACACAAATCCAAGGAGAAGTAGCACAAGTACGCAAAGACGCTACAACTACAGTAGATGCAGAGCGTATAAGACTAGCAGATGTAGTTAAGGATATTCGCACAGTACAAATACCTGCACTCAAAGAGCGTGAGCTTACAATGCTTGCTAAGATTGATGAAGTGCGTCAAACAGAATCGCCTGTTATACAAACAGCAAGAGATGAAATACAACGACTACGTGCTAGTGCAGAGTCACAAGTAGCACAGTCGCAAACACTAATTGAAAGACTACGCAGCCAACTGGGCGATGTAGATAATGCACAAGAACTTGAAGCAGACATTGACGAACAACAAAATCGTATTAGAGCCGCTAACACAGAAATTGACACACTCACAGAAGAAAAAATAGCTCTAGAAGCAGAGTATCGCAAACTAGAAGCAGAAGTAGGACCAATCAAATACATTGCTGAGTTCGTATATGGCGAACAGGCAGACAGTAATATGCTCGAAGAAGCTGTACGTTGGGTAATAATTATTATTATCTTTGTATTTGATCCACTCGCCGTCCTACTATTAATAGCCGCACAGTATACCTTTGAGTTTAGACGTAAAGAACTTGAAGATGATGACGGTGAGCGTCTTCGGCTCGAGAGAGCTGAATACGAACGAGCAAGAGCACAAGCAATAGTTGACAACCCTGTTTTTAATATTGACACTCCTACGCCGCCTGCGGAACAAAAGGAAGAAGTAAATGACGTCATTGATCGACCTAATGATGAACAATCAGATAGGGCAGAAGAAGAAAACACCGAAACCGGAGACACTATCGACGGAGACGGAGACAACACCAACGGAGACAGTTCCGGGGGAGATAGAGAATCAGTTGAAAAAACTGATGGGGAATATGATGTTGGAGCCAACGATATCGGACGAGACGATTCCGACAGAGTGGACGGAGACACAAGCCGAACAAGACAGCAAAACTTAGACATACCTGATACAAAAAACAGAATGTTCTATCCCGAAGAACTCGAAGAATCTAAAAAAAAAGTAGAGTTAGAATTACTGGAAGAGTTAAACCCTAATATCAGATACTATGAGGATAGAGAAAAAGATGATGCTTGGGTAACTGATCGAGCAATATGGGAAACTAACAATCCAACTGAAGATAGAGCAGCATGGAGACATGCTTTTGAAACTGGAGAAATAGACTCACTTCCTTGGGAAACAACTATAGAATCTGATAACTACAATGTACAAGAAGGTTATCAGCAAAATGCAGAACAAAGCGAAAGCACACTTTTTAACAAACTATCTAACAAATAGGTTTTAATTGAAAAAAATAAACATAGTCACTGCCCCGGATATGTTATTCAACGACAGTTTTCAATTGTTGTTGATTTATCCTAGTAAGCAACTACAAGACGAACTCCAGAACAATTTTTTATCAAACACTGATATAGACGTTAATATCTACGTCTACGATAAACCTGTCTACGACAAAAATGAGCTTGAATGGTTGTTGAGCGTATTCAAACAGTGTGATACAGCAATAGTTGATGTAGATAATACATCGTTTTGGGCAAGAGACCTTCTAAGTTATATGATAGCAAAAAACAAAACATATTGGTTGACAAACAGCCAAGATTCAGTATATAATAGTTTAAGTAATAACAAAGTTTATAACTTAGATTTTTTGTCCACAATAGGAGATAATAACTTTGAGACAGAACAATAACAACCAAGAGAAGCGTGGGTTGAGTGTAGAAGTACGCAACGGCGACGTTAACTTTGCACTACGCAAATTTAAAAAGAAAATTCAAGAAGATGGAATTTTACAAGAATTACGTCAGAGAGAGTTTTTTGAAAAGCCTAGTATTACTCGTGCAAAAGCTAAAAAAGCAGGCAGAGCACGTTGGTTAAAAAAATTAGCACAAATGAATGGCGATGTGCCATTACCCGGTAACAAAACAAAAAGGTAGTATACAATGCGCATCGATCAGGATGTCAAACTAGACTACAAGGACGTTCTAATTCGTCCAAAGCGTAGTACACTTAAAAGTCGTAAACAAGTGCAATTAGAGCGCAGGTTTACATTTCGTAACTTTGAGCCAGACTTTCCAGAAAATGTAAAAGACGAACACTACCGCGGTGTTCCTATTATGGCAGCTAACATGGATGGTGTTGGCACATTTGCTATGGCGGACACATTAAGTGCTCAAGGTATTTTTACTTGTTTAGTTAAAACTTACTCAGCAGACGAACTTATAGAGTTCTTTGATACTGATAACTATCTACGTACTAATCATGTTGCAATGAGTATCGGCACTAGTGATGACGATTGGTGCAAACTTGAAATAGTGTCTGCAATAGTTAAAGGTAAGTTAAAGTATTTGTGTATGGATATTGCCAACGGATATTCAGATCACTTTGCACAACACGTTAGGAAAGTGCGTAAAAACTTTCCAAATATTGTAATCATCGCCGGAAATGTAGTAACAGGCGAAATGACGGAGGAACTTATTCTTGCTGGCGCAGATATTGTTAAAGTGGGTATCGGCCCTGGAAGTGTTTGCACAACACGGATCCAAACTGGTGTTGGTTACCCTCAGCTTTCCGCTGTTATTGAGTGCGCTGATGCTGCTCACGGTCTCGGCGGCCATATTATTGCGGATGGTGGCTGCACTTGTCCTGGCGATGTAGCCAAAGCATTTGCCGCCGGCGCAGACTTTGTAATGCTAGGTGGTATGCTTGCCGGACACGATGAAGGCGGCGGCGAAGTAATCGAAAAGTTTTATGAAACTAACCAGTTAGAAGATTTACACGGCGAACGTGTAATAGAAAGAAAACAGTTTGTGCAATTCTACGGTATGAGTAGTGACGCAGCAAACACAAAGCATTTTGGTGGACTTAAAGATTATCGTTCATCAGAAGGCAGGGAAGTCTTAGTTCCTTACAGGGGCTCTGTTGGTATAACCATACAAGATTTAACCGGAGGACTAAGATCTACCTGTACATACGCAGGCGCTTTGAAGCTCAAGCAACTTAGCAAATGCACAACCTTTGTTCGTTGTACTCAGCAATTTAATGCTGTTTATGCGAACAATAATAAATAAAAACGGAACGCTGAAAAGGTTCCAAATTAATCTTGCTTAAAAGGAGAAATAGAATGAAGATAAATCCAATTCGAGATCGTATTCTCGTTAAACCAGCTGACGCAGAAACTAAAACTGCCGGCGGTTTATATATTCCAGATAATGCTAAAGAAGGACCAGTAAAAGGCACTGTTGTAAGTGTAGGCACTGGACGAGTTGCTGAAGATGGTACTATTGTACCTCTAGTTGTAAGCCAAGGCAATACAGTGATGTATGTCAAAGGCGCTGGACAAACAGTAACGGAAGACAATGAAGAATATTTAATTCTTACAGAAGATCAAGTTTTAGCAATTGTAGAATAAGGAGAAAACAATGACAGCGAAGAATGTAACATTCGGTGCGGAAAGCCGTGCCAAATTAGTAGCAGGTGTAAACACACTTGCAAATGCAGTACGTGTAACACTAGGTCCCAAAGGACGCAATGTAGTAATTCAAAAACCATTTGGCGGTCCAGTAATTACTAAAGATGGTGTAAGCGTAGCAAAAGAAATTGAACTTGAAGATGCACTTGAGAACATGGGTGCGCAGATGGTTAAAGAAGTAGCCAGCCGCACAGCAGATGATGCTGGCGATGGCACCACAACTGCAACTGTACTAGCACAAGGCATTGTTACAGAAGGTATGAAGTATGTAACTGCTGGAATGAATCCAATGGATATCAAACGTGGTATTGATAAAGCAGTATCGGCACTTGTTGTAGAGCTTGACAACTTGTCGAAGCCGTGTTCAACACAAAATGAAATTGCACAAGTAGGTTCTATCTCAGCAAACAGTGACACAGCTATTGGCGACATTATTGCAGAAGCAATGGAGCGTGTTGGCAAGAACGGTGTTATTACTGTTGAGTCAGGCAAAGGTCTAGAAGACGAACTAGACGTAGTAGAAGGTATGCAATTTGATCGTGGTTACCTAAGCCCTTACTTTATTAACAATCAGGAACGTCAAGTAGTTGAACTTGAAGATGCATATGTATTGATAGTTGAAAAGAAAGTAACCAACATTCGTGACTTGGTGCCAGTACTTGAAGCAGTAGCACAAGCAAGCAAGCCTATTCTTATTATTGCAGAAGACATTGAAGGCGAAGCACTAGCAACACTGGTAGTCAACAGTGCTCGCGGTGTGGTCAAAGCATGTGCAGTTAAAGCGCCAGGATTTGGTGATCGTCGTAAAGAAATGCTACAAGACATTGCCACACTAACAGGAGCAACTGTTATCTCAGAAGACTTAGGTCTTACACTTGAAAAAGTAACAGCAGAGCATCTAGGTAGTGCTGCTCGTGTAGAAGTATCAAAAGACAACACTATTGTTGTTGATGGTGCAGGCACTAAAGATGCAATTGCAGATCGTATTGCAACTATCAATACACAGTTAGAAACTACTGAAAGCGATTACGACAAAGAGAAGCTACAAGAGCGTCTTGCTAAACTAGACGGAGGTGTAGCTGTAATTAAAGTAGGTGCTGCAACTGAAGTTGAAATGAAAGAGAAGAAGGATCGTATTGACGATGCACTTCACGCAACTCGCGCAGCAGTTGAAGATGGTATTGTAGCAGGTGGCGGCGTAGCTCTACTACGTGCTAAACAAAATGTAGGCACAATCGAAGGCGCAAACACTGATCAAGATGCAGGTATTCAAATTGTACTACGTGCAATTGAATCGCCATTGCGTCAGATTACTACAAACGCAGGCGACAGTGCAGATGTAGTTGTAGCTAACCTCTTAGCAGAAGAAGGCAATTTCGGTTATAATGCTGCAAACGGTGTATACGGCGACATGATTGAGTTGGGTATCATCGACCCAACCAAAGTTACCAAAACAGCATTAGTAAATGCAGCAAGTATTGCAAGTCTATTGTTAACTTCAGAATGTACAATTACTGAAGTTCCGCAAAAAGATGCTGACAATGCTCCGCAAATGCCGATGATGTAAATAATCGATGATAAATAATTGTGTGGCGCCGAAAGGGTCACACAATTTAATCTTGCTTTTTTAAAGGAGAAAACAAATGACAAGACTAACAACTTTAGACCTACCTAACTTCCACAGAGCTACAATCGGCTTTGATAGACTATTTAATGATCTTGAAAGACAGTTCGCTAACAGTCCAAACGGAAATGGTTATCCCCCATATAACATTGCACAAATTAACGACGACGAGTATATGATCTCAGTCGCTGTTGCTGGCTTTGGTATGGACAATCTTGATATTACAAAGGACGGCAAAGTCCTGCGTATTGAAGGAACTGCTCCTAAGGGAGACGAAAATGTAAACTACCTACACAAAGGAATTGGCGGACGCAACTTCCGTAGAGAGTTTACACTTGCTGATCACGTTGAAGTAAAAAATGCTGGACTTGAACTAGGTATGCTTAATATACATCTAGTACGCGAGCTTCCAGAAGAATTGCAACCTAAACGTATTAATATCACTGACTGGAACGGTCATGTGACTAACGCAATCGACAACGACGGCGAGTAATTGTCTAGGGGAGTGAAATATCTCCCCTATTTTATAAGGAGAGAAAATGAGCACTGATACAGACGTAGTAATTGATGAAAAAATCAAACAAGTAGTTAGAGAACCTAGTAATTACAATGTAATTATGTTCAACGACGATGCCACGCCAATGGAATGGGTAATTGGTGTGTTGAAAGAAATTTTCAAACACAGTGACGCTGATGCTGAAGCACTTACAATGAATATTCATAACGAAGGTTCTGCTGTAGTAGGCACTTACAAGTTTGAAATTGCAGAACAAAGAAGTATTGAAACTGTAAGTGCAAGTCGCAATCATGGTTTCCCTTTACAATTGAAGGTTGAAGAAGCAGAATGAGCAATTTAAAAGATTTAACATGGGAGCACCATAAAAATGCAGAACGTCAATCATTTGTAAAAGAGATGTTTGCAAAAGTTCCGCAAATATCTAAAGAGCGATATGCATGTTATCTTTTCAATCAGCACCCACAATATAATATGTTAGAAATGCTTGCAATGATGCATGGCTTATTTGATGGTATACCAAGTCTAAGAAGAGCACCAGCAATACATGAAGACTATCAAGAACTTTGGGGGGAAGCAAATCCCAATCAACCTCCTCTAATGCCAGTAGTTAAAGAGTATATGGATCACTTAATGAATATTAAAGATGATCCTGACAAACTAATGGCACATGTATATGTAAGACACATGGGCGACCTAAGTGGTGGACAAATGATTGCTAAACGTGTCCCGGGCCAAGGACGTATGTACAAGTTTGACCGAGGTCATGATGAACTTAAAGAACTAGTTCGTGCAAGATTAGATGACAGTATG